ACCGCTTTCACCTTTACCACTAGTATGGGGTACTTGAGTAAATTTAGCTTCTAAGAGTTCTTGGCTTTCCATCAAACTCTGTGCAGTGGATTCTTTTTTAGAATTAATATATTCATATGCTTCTTGGAGACTCCAGAAATTGAATAATTTAGAACCGTCTTTTACTTGGAATTTTCCACCTACTTGTTTTACTGATAAACTCATCTTAGCTCTTTCTGTTAATAAATGATAAGAAGCTAATTGCTTCTTTAATTTCGTCTGACTTCTCGGGTGAGCCTTGTATATCTCCGCCTTGAGGTTTCTTTTTAAATACTTTTTTCTTGTCCATTTCTTTATAGAGGTCTTCACTTTCTTCAACTCCTCTAGCTTTTTCTAAGTTCTCTTTAGCAGATAAAGAGTCTTTGCTTGGAGCCTTAACATCTTTTACTGTTAGGGGAGCATCATTTCTAGCTTTACGGAGGTAAGCCGGAATATCAGAAGTCTTAACTGCTTCAGTTTGGAGCTTTTGTGCTCTCATACTGTTATGACCTTTACACCAGTCTAAGTGTTCTTCACTACCTTTAGGATGAGGATTCTCACTATATTTGATGCCTTTTACTGCTGCAATAGTGCCTTCATAGTAATGGTTTGCTGCTTCATCTAAGGTGCCAACTTTAAACTTATGAATCTTTCCTATCTGAGTTTTATCATAAGGATGTTCTGTAACTTTCATATGAACTTCTCCTTCTGAATTTTTAACTACTTTTCCAGATATCTTATCTCCTGTTTTTGGTTCATAGAAGTCATGTTCTCTTTGGCTGTCTTTTGGATCCATGGTTGCTGCCATGCTAGGATGCATATAACCTCTTTCAGCGTGCCCTCTACCACTAAGGGCTTCATCTAATGATTCTTGGACTGATTTATCTTTAGTTACTCTATGAAGTATGTCGCCATTGGCATTTTTAACCAAAACGGTAGTGTTTAGCTTTTTTGCATGGTGTTTAGCAAATTCTAGTGCAAGCCCTTCTGAAGAATGATAATCTTTAGTAGTTCCTTTATGTGTTTCAAACTGAGTATGATAATCAGCAATACCTTCATCTAATGATTCACTAACATCATGTTTAATCATATGATCTACATACTCTTTTCTAGAGTTAAACTCAACTGGCACAATATCTACATTTTTTGGATGTTTTTCTGCTGCTCTTTGAGCATGGTAAAAGCTAGAATATGTCCCAGTGCCGGATGCTCTGCCACCTTCTGGATTAACTAAGTGGTGTTTTACAATATCTTTGGTATTTGTTACTTTAACTGACTCACTAACATCATGACTAACTGGAGTTTTCTTCATCACCCATTTCTTAGTGCTTTGATCGTAGAATGGCTTACTATACTTAAATGGAGTATCTTTAATAGTATCTTCCTTCAAACCCGTATTAACCATGATCTCAGGCTGTTCTACGGTGTTTCTAGATGCAGTTAATGCCTTACTATAGAAATTCTCGACAGCGTCGATTAAAGCGTTAATATGAGGTGTCAGCTTCTGGAAAATCTCACCTTTATTATATAAATCAGTATGAATAACCGTAAGTCTTTCACCAATATGGTTATACATAGCAAGATCAGTAGAACCGCCAATATATTCAGAAATAATACCAACTAACTTATCTAAATCAGTAAAAGTATCATCATGAATACTAGAATTAAGACGAATTTCCTTAATGGCTTTACTCAATTCTGGGTTTAGATGGAGGTTTTGTGTCTGATAGCCAGAGCTTAAAACCACATTGTGTTTTGCTTGTTCACTTTGTAGAAGAATTGGAACTTGCTTATCACGAAACTGAGAGAGGGAAATCGCCATCGTTTTTGATCCTAAAGGGTTTGTATAGATGTATTTATATGAGTTATTTTGTCAATCGTTTTTCGGCAGCAGAAACCCCAGATTGACGCTTATCCATCTCTTTTCTCATAAGTTTCTTTTGTTTATCTGATGCTGCTGGCATATCTTTATTCATATCTAGCATCTTAAAGCTTTTAACTGCTTTATCTGCATAAGCGCCCAAGGTAGATTTGCTTAGTTCTTGCAATTGAGATTCACCAATTTGACCCGCAAGTTCTACCTTTCTTGTCTCTAACTGAGATTGGATCTTGCTTGCTAGTAATTGTTCTAGGTTTTGGTTTGCATCTTGACCTGACATGATTTGGGTTAGAATTTCTTGTGATTGCATATTGTAAGTCCTTGTTATAATTGAGTATTTATAGTAATTGCCAGCTTGTGTAATAGAAGCTGCATACAGCTGTTAATGGGGTTGTTTCATTGGATGTTAAGTCAAAAGGTATAGTTTCGAGGCTTACTGGGAAAAGATCGTTAAACTGTATTTGAATAGTTGCATTGTTTTGGGCATCTAAAATAGATAAAACCCCATCACTATATATTCCTCTATCTTTATTTTGGATGCCGTTAAACTGAGTAAATCCAGTCAAAGTTCTTCTCCAATCAGAAGTCATATAATCTTGAACTTCTGCTCCTGATATATTAAGCATCCAGTTATATAATGGCTTAATATTGGAGAAATTGTCATTTACTAGAAACTGTAAATCGAATCTCCCATAAGCTAACTTATCCCCAATAACAGGAATATCTACCGTTGGCGTTGGTTGCTTTGCAAATCCCATGCTCATGCTAGGTAAACTTGCAACCTGCATGGTATAATTAATTTCTGGTAATGCAGTTATCTGGAACTTAAACCCTCTAGGTAATAGAAAGTTAGTTGAAGCAGTATTAGAGTTAGATGTGGACGATTGTAACTCTATGCTATAATTAACATCAACTGACATTAAAAAGCTCCTGCCATGCTAGGTTTGAAAATACTCTATAATCAACTAGATTGTTTATCATAAAAATCTGCCTTTTGTAGGTTTGCTTTGTTGAGTTCTACGCCAATATACTTATTGTAAGAGTGTTCAGTCTCCATAACATTTCTGAGAATCTGCTCTTTTAATTCTAAATAAGATGCTTCACTTTTAGTTTTACAGAAATGCAGGATTTCTCTAGAAAATGCTTCTTTTCCTAAGAGTTTTACATCTTCTTTAAGTTCGTCACTAGAACCGTAATATTTGTGCCAGTCACTTTCTTTGACTGTTTTGACCTTTTTCTTCTTAACTTCACCTGATTTTAAGGTGACATTCTTTATAGGTCTAGTTGTCGAGTAAAATGCCTTCTTACCGACGTATTTCTTGCCATCTGAGAGTCTTTTTATTAGGTAAACAAAGTTCTCATAGCCTTCTGGGATTGTTTCTAGCGGTTTATTTTGGTATGTCCATGTCATACTCTTATTTATAATAGTTAAATAATCCAACTCCTGACATCCCTAATAATAAAACTAGCAATATCAGATATTGTCTATATTTAATAAAAATCTCTTTAATGCTAGGTTTTTTATTAATAATTTGACTTATATTACTAGTATCCACAGTAATAGTCCATAATTCAGAAACAATAGAATTAAAATAAGAATAAGGCAAACCAAAGTAACCTCTATCACCCCAACTCGATCCCCAGGAGTTCTCTAGTAGTAATCTTTGACAATTATCATCATATCCAATAACTAATACTTCATGCAACCCTGTAGGATCAGTTATATTCCACTCATGAGTAGTCCAACTACCAAATAAATTAGAGAATTCTGGTGTAACCGACATAGTAAGTAAGACTGGAATATTATTAGCAAGCTGCTCTTTGATGGCATCTAAAGACAAATCTACCTTCTGGTAGGATTTAATCTTTAATTTAGATGCTTCTTCAATAGCCAAAGCAATTGGTTGGCTATTGGTATTTGCTAAATCATAATGCCAGGTAGTTTCTAAGCAAGTCCCATAATTTAAAAGTGCTTTGCCGATATTCCTTGGATAAGCCCCTTTATCCCCTGTTACTCCTTCTAACTGTCTCTCATAGAAATATAGAAAAAGTCTACTAAAATCAACATCAAACCCTTTGAGCTTATATAATAATTCTAGAGCTGAACATCCTGCATTAGCTGTACAAGAATTAATGGAATATTGATTTTCTACTTCATTGGAGTATGGTTTTAAATCTATAGAAGTTGGTGTTGCAATGCTAGTAACCGCTACACTATAATCCCTTTGATCTAAAGGAGATTGGGTAATATTACTTAGGGCTACTGGCATGCTTCACACTCCACTTTACTTGCCTGAACTCCTGCTTGGCTATATACATAATAAAGTCCTAAGATCTTTTCATCTAAGAATCCCTCTTTATGAACTTCTGAGATCCAAGATTCATCCTCATTAGCATCAAAGAATAGATTTAGACTTTGCCACTGATCTATATAGTTTGCTCTTGCCGATGCCATTCTAAGAATAGACTTTTGGTTTATCTCAAAAGCAGTCTTAAATACATCTTTTTCGTGGTTAGTAAGCCATTCAACGTGTTGGACAGAACCTTGTTTTTCTGTAATTTCTGCAATTCCTTGCTTGAGATTGACCCCTTTAGACTTCATTAGATCTAATAATTGCGGGTTTACTCTATCAATTTCACCGGCTGCTGTGCTTTGCGTATAGACAAATGCAGGATCAGGATTAATGCCTTCTGAGATGCCACCCATAATTAAACTTGAACTTTTTGTTGGCGCGATTGCAATGCGATGTGTATTTCTGACACCGAAACCTTTACACCATTCTGGCTCACCTAGTTCTTTTGCCATTTCTTGGCTTGCTCTTAAAGATTCTTTCCAAATATGAGCAGATACTTGTTGGCTCAACATATGTGCTTCAAATGCCTCAAATGGAATCATTTTCTTTTGAAATAGAGTATGCAATCCGGCAATGCCTAAACCAAGTGCCCTTCCTTTTTCTGTAAATCTTCTTACTTTCTCTAAACCGTCAATCCTTTTAGATTTTTCAATAAATTCTTGTGCAACGCAATCTAAGAAAATAGTAGCCCAGTAAACGGCATCTGTGTCTTTCCATTCATCATATTTAGATGCATTCATAGATGATAAAACACAAGAGAATGAATGATCTTTATCTGCAAAAAGAGTAATTTCATCGCAAAGATTAGATGCTTTTACGTATAAATTATTGGTTTTATACATCTCAGGGCGATTTCTATTGACTTTATCAATAAAGCAGAAATATCCTTTGCCAGTAATCATCTTAAGTTTTAATGCTTTCTGATATCGTCTTATAGATTCTTGATCTCCTGATTGCAATTTCTCAATAAAGCTATCAGTAATATTCCAGCCAATATTAGCATCATCTGGTTCAGCTAGAACAAAATCTGCGATTTCATCAAAGTCTTTATGATCGATTTCAATATAGCCAGCCCAAGAACCTCTACGGGTTCCGCCCTGAGATACTTCTCTAGAATCTTGAATATGACCCTTTAATACTGGCAATACTCCGGATGCATGACCGCCTACTGAAATCTTTTCTCCTCTACCTCTAATATCGCCCAGATAAGATGAAGTTCCAAATCCATGTTTAGTTAAGATAGCATTTTCATATCTATTCTTATAGAAGCCGTCAATACTGTCATCAATAGATGTTCCAGAACATGAAACTGGCAATCCCCTATTAGTGCCCATATTGGCTAATACTGGGGTTGAAGGACTTAATATGCCTTCCCATAAAAGCCAAAAGAATTTAGATTCTGCTTGGCTTTCGTATTTTGTGCCTACTAAATGGCTTGCTGCTATCTTTGCAATTCTTTCAAATTGCCCTCTAACTGATCTACCATTGGTCTCAAATTCATATTTGGTTGAGAACATCTGATATCCTCCAGATGTATACCAATCTGGAATTAAGCCTTCTGTCTGGAGTTTTTTGCGTTCTTTACTGAGTTTTTCGTAGTGTGTATCTGACATGTTTACCAAGTGAATGAAGTTTCCGACCAATTTCTATTATATTGACTACCGATTCCAGAGAAGAAATCATTGAATTTAAAGTCATTAATAGACTTATAAAACCAACTTTCAATAGGATTATGCTTTACTTCATATTCTGGAGCATACCCTAGTTGCTTTAAGCAATGATTTATTCTAGATTGAACAAAGTGATCTAACTGGAGTGCTGTTATGCCTTGTTGTGTTCCCTTTTCAAAAGTTAAAGCAATAATCTCAAGTTCGTGCTCATAGATCTTTCTAGCAGTTACTCTTATATTTTCTTCTAGGTCTCTTTTTTGCTGTTCTGTCAAAACAGTTCTAGATAGCTTGTGTCTAAAGCACCATGCACCTGCCGTACTATGCAAGTTCTCATCTTTTAAAGAGAAATTGATGCCCCTAACTACATTTAATAGCTTATTTTTGCCGTTTGCTTGGAAGTGTAAAAGATATGCAAACGCACTATAGAGTACAACTCCCTCTACCATCGAGAATGAGGCAAGTGAAACCAAATCATCCTCGCAAGAAATCATCTCACCAATATGCTCGATTCTATTATTTAATACTGGATTATCTTTATAAGATAGATAGAATTCTGGAGTATCTAAGTGCAATAGCTCATTGATTTTATTATAAAATGGTGCATGAATAGATAATTCAAACATACCAAAGACAGATGCCATTCTATGGAATTCAGAACCATCGAAGATCTTTCTAAATCTACCAAGCCAATATTCATCTCCTGCGTGAGTTTCATATAAGCTAAATAATTTAAGAGTGGTTATAACTCCATGTTTTTCTGCTTCACTAAAGTTTACTAAGATATCTTGGATATCCTTTTCAACTTTAATCTCATCTGGTAGCCAAAAAATGCTTAATTGTGTGTTTGCAAATTCTAGTGGTTCTTTAAATTCTGTTACTGGTAAAAGATGCTTTTCAATCATTCTTATTCTTATTCTCCGTAAATTCCAATCAATCCAAACCCATACTTATCTAAGATTCTAATTCTGTTTTTCTTCTTAGTTATATAGATAGTCTCAAGATAAGCAAGCCTATCAGAAGTCAATCTAATAGGGAAGACAACGAATATCTTTCGATACTCATAACCATTTAGTTTTCTATCAAATTTTAGTTGACTCAACCAACTTTTTCTTAGAATCAGCACAATCATCATAAAGCCCCACTAAATCATTGGTGTATTTCAATAGATCGCCCATTGTCCTGCCCTCAAATTCTGGGACTTTTGGACATTCTTGAACTAAACTTGCGGGTTCAGTTGGTTTTATTGACTTGTCGGATATAGTCGTTAAGGAGCTGCACCCCGCTAGAAGGCAAAATACACTCATTATATATAGATGCTTTAATCTCATTATCTATTTTCTTTCCTTGATCTAGTTTTAATTTTTGATTTTCTTGCTTCAATCTCTCAAAGTCCTGAGCTATTACATCTTTCTCATGATCTTTT